CGAACCTTTAGCACCACTTGCGGTGTAAACTGCCTGAAGCAATCCACGAAAAGCAGACTCAGTTAAAGCACTAAGAGCTACGCGAGATCCACTAACAGCACGAAATGCTTGTTTAGCAACTGTGTCAAAGGTGTTACCGGTTGCAGTCGGATTAGACCAAGTCCCTAACCCGCAGAGGGTAGCTCCAGCGGAAGCGGTTCCGGCGGCTTGATCGTTTCCTGAAGCGATAGCAGTTTCGATTGAGCGTTTGAGCTGAATTAAACTTTTTGCTTTGGAAGCGTTGAATAATCCACCTTGTCCACCAGGAGCGACATCAATCATCTCAGCCTGACGCGAGACGGAGAATATATCTCTGATGGTTTGGACTCGGTTACCAAGTCTTGCTCTTGAGTCGATCAAGTTAGCGGCATCGGAGATCGTGAGATCAACACCGTCAATTACTCCTCCAATCTCGGGGTCTAAAAGTGAGTCTACCAACCACTCATTGAGAGTAGCCTTTGGAGCCTCGGATTGTGAGAGAGTAGAATACAGAGGTGTTTCAGTAGGCTCTACGGTTTTCAGAAGTGATTCTAAATTTTCGCGAGCACCCTTAGCACTTGTTACATTGTATGAAGTAGCAATAGCCATTTTAAGTATTTCCTTATTTTAAGATTTTAAATTTTAGTCCGCTAGAAATGCGGCAAGATCGTTAGCCGAGAGTGGTCCTTTCCGATCCAGGATTTTTGCTTTTTCTTTCTGCTTCCGAGTGGCTGAGTTTTCGATTGGCGGGGATGCATCTCCTCCATCGGTTGGAGGTGGAGCCTTACGCTTTTTGACTACCTTCTTTGTTGCCTTTGCGGTTTGCTCGCTTTTCAATGCTTCTATCCCTCTGACAAGGGTGGCGGCTATAAAGTCACCATTGGGGAGATTATCCAGTACATTGCCGTATTGGCCTCGTAGCTGTTTATAGGTTTCTCTACGGGATTCGGATATGTCATCATCTTGCGATGAATCCATCCACGGATGGGTGTTGATTGTATCCCTACTCCACTGGCTTTTTTCCCTTAGATACTCACTCCTCTGAGGAATCTTTTCGGTAAGGTATTCGTCAGCCTGGGTCAGGATATTGCGAATATCATCATCGCTATATTCCTTGCCATCGACCTCTACGAAATCCTTGCCTATGTGTTGAAGTGCAAATTTCTTGGCCGCCTGTGCTTCCCGTTTCAAATTTTCCAAGTCTTCAAAAGACTGGATATTTTCTAGCTCGGGTTGAGCAGACTGTTGGCTACCACCTGATTGATTTGTCTTTAGATTATTAATCTCAGCTTTTAACGCCTCGACGGTTTCTTCCGCACTTTTCGCTCGGGCAGTCAGACGATTGATTTGTTTCAATGTCTTCTTCATCCCTTTTGAAGTGACTTCCGCCTCTTCTTCAACCTCTTCCTCTTCGGTATCCTCCTCCGTTTCCTCTTCTTCAGATTCTTCGGTTACAGACTGTGAAAGAACATCTTCATCCTGGTCGGCAGATGCTTCTGCTTCTTCGGGAGTCTCGGTGACTTCCGCTTTAGCCTCATCCGCCTGTTGAGCCTCCTGATCCGTTTCGACCTGCTCGACAAAACTTGCCGCCAAATCTTCCACCGATAGTGGGCCTCGTACTTGATTGTTTTCTGCTCCCGATTGTTCAGCCGGAGCCTCGCTTATAACTGTTTCTGCCATGATTTCTGCGTTTGTTAGTAGAGTTCGCACTCTCTTGCTTGTATCTGCGGAGCAGATATGCCCCGCCAGTGACAATTATAGCAGTTTAAAAAGCAGTTTTGTCAGGTAGCCCGAAAAATTTTCCAGTTGTCCTTAAATTGTTCGTGCTTGGCTTTAGATTCAGGGTTGTGAGGATATAATCCGATCCTTTTTGCCCCGTCTAATTCCATGCATGGGATGTTATAAAAAATGTCTTCATCTTCGACATATGCCACCAATATGTCCACTTTTGTACAGTCTATCGACTCTTTGCCGGTCGATCCGCTGGAAGTCGTTACCATATACCGGCCTAATCCACCCCGAGCCTTATCCTTCGACTTACTCTCAGTTCCTTTTATCTGAATCTTAAATATCTTGCCCGCCGTATTCATCACCAGGCAATCCTGTGGCAGGTAATCGCCAAGAGGCACAAAGACTTCTAGTCCATGTTCAAGTGCCTCCGAAAAAAACTTCTGCTCGTAGAGGCTACCCTTCCTCTTCATCATCGTCATCATCATCGAGCACCATATCGCACTCGAAATCGACAACATCCTCATCCAACCACTCCTCGAGATCCTCCATAGCGATTTTAGCGATCTCAGTATCCTCAATGTCAGACTCTTCGATCCAACGATTGATCAATGCCCTGTGGGCGTTTTTAAATTGCTGATGGGGTGTCAGTTTCGGCATTATCCAACGCCTCCAATATTCGGGTAAGTCCTGCAATCTCTCCCGATAGACGGGCAAGCTTCTGCGGATTGTCCACATGAGTATAGTCCTGAAAATCGACCAGGCACATATCCCTCTGTTCTTTAATAAAATCCTTAATCACTACCCACTCGGTCTGCTCACCGAGTCCGGCAACTGCATCTGATAATGTCATTTTTTCCTTCTTACGGGTTTTACTCTTCTGCCCATTCCCACCTTCGATTTCTCAGCCTTTTTCCGTTTCAGTTGGCTTTTACTCATCTCCGATTTGGTCTTGGGTGTTTTACTCGAAACTCTTTTGGTTGGCCGGCAGTATTCATTAGACTTACCCTGACCGCATGGTTTGCCGGTCCGTGTATCCTGCCATTTCTCTGATCCCCATCTTTTCAACGATGTACCCTTGGCGGTCTTGCGAACCTGTCCTTTGGACTTCCGGCACTTGGCGATTTGTTGCGATGCCCGAGCACTCGGGAATACCTTCACCCGAGCCTTTACCTTCTTGTAACAAGCGTCTTTTGGCATCTTACCACTTCACCTTATTTGCCCAGTAAGCCGCCGAAGTTTTACCTTTGGCTATATTCTTACCATGACGAGATTTGAACGATGCTCGCTTTTTCTTCATCGCCTGACTCTCACCTGTTTTTGGTTTACCGGCAGTCTTTGCACCCTGTTGTCCGAATCTAATCATCCGATCCTTGCCTCCGTCTTTTATTAAAACGACATGAGATTTTTTCGGATGATTAGGTGTTCGCTTGGGCTTATTATAGCCGTCAAACGAAATGCCTCGATAAGTTTTACTCACTTTTTCTTTTTCTTCTTCAGCAATTTCTTAACAGTCGGACTCATTTTTTTCCGTCCCATTGCTTTAGCTTTGTTGGAAGGCCGTCCAACCTTCGATCCGTAAGTTCCTTTTCCGTATGGCATGATATTATTCCTTTCGATTAAGCGGCCATCGATGTACCTGGTACATTGCCGGGGGCTGTCCCTAGTTGGCCAATCCTAGCGTTCATTTGTTGCTGTTGCTGAAATTCTAACTGACCAGCATATGTCTGAAGTCTCTTCGCAAAGTTTTCATCGGATTGCAGGCGTTCCTGCACATCGGTCGCCGGTATCGCTTCACTTCCTTGGATGTACGATTGTAACACTTGAAGCCTAAGTTGTGGATTTGCTCCATTTTCAGGGGCGTTAACAACCTGTCCTGATGCGATTTTGGCAATATCGTTAGATGTTTCAATTATCTCCTTTGTGGTAGCCTCCTGAGTCGGCATGATTAATTCGTTAGCCAAGTTTGGATCGATTGCCTCAATTACTTTTCTAAGATAAATGTCGAACCTGCTTACGCCCTGCCTGTCATACTGCGACATTAACTTACCAACCGTATCGAGCTTTTCGATCACCTTGGATTCATCCTGGTTCATCGAGTTCCAGCTAATATTAAAATCATACAACTCAGCAGTTTCGTCCAAAATTAACTGTGCTCCCTGCTCATTATTTGTAACCCGAAACCAAATCATCGGTCCGCTGTAAGTCCGATCCAAGCACCATACCCGCTTCAAAACTTCCTTCCATCCACTGAGCCAGCAGTTGACCAAATGCTGTTTTATCACATTTGCCTCCACCGCATCGTCAGGTCCAGTCGCCCGTCCTGTGATGCGATTACATAGCTGGCGGATTTGCATCTCCACTTCCATGCTTGCTTGCGAATAACGGGGGATTTCCATGAATCCCACCTCTCCCCTACGGCGTACCCCAAGCTGTGCTCCTGGTCCCAAACGCTCGGGTCGTCTACCGATCTGATATTCCACCGGTGGCATGGTGCTCATCGATGCTCGGTCTCGGCGACTATCCAATTCTGTCTTTACCGCCAACTCATAACTCTTCAGTAACTCTGGGTATCCGCGAGAGTCCAGTAAACGATGGTTTAAATGCTCTCGCGTGATACACACGAATGGATACCTGCCCTCGTCATATCCAACCGGCTCATGGAATCCTGCTTCATCCATTTCATCCGTCCAGCAGGTCTTGGTAACAACAGGAACATCATCTTCATCCAACTCCTTGCGATAGGTAGTAACTACCCGAATCAAGCCCTCGTAATGCTGATTACCATAGCTTGTGCCATAATCATAATGCATGGCCGAGTCGCTGTATCTCTCCTCGTAAAAGTCTTTCGCCTTCTCAATCGCTTCATCAATCCAGGCTTCATCCCATCCCTCGTTTACCTTCTGCTTCAATGCTTCAGGAGAATAATAATGAATGCAGTGAATGCTCCTGGCGGATTCCAAATCGATAACATTGCTGTCCACGATCAGTTCCCTGCCTAACTCATATGCCTTAACCGCCGGACGATTTACGACCACTTTTTCGGTCGGAATTTCGGTCTCACCATTCTTCCGTAACTCATTAAGCATCTTCTTGACCCTACGCTTTTTGAGCTTTGGAAAGAGGGGATAAAACATTTCCTCCACTCCCTCCTTCATTTCGGGATCTTCTATCGCCATTGCCAGTTCAGGCGACTGCTGGGCAATCTGCTCGAGGCTGATCGGCTCAAACTTTCTCGCCTTCTCCTGCTTCCAGTAAGTACCAAAAAAGGTCACCCCGTTCTGTAATAAATAATTCGCTCCTATCGATGACTCCCTCATCAGTTCATCCATCGTACCCATCCGCCAGCGAAGAAACTCCGTCACCAACTTTGCCGATGCCACATCTCCACTCTCCACGGGAGCCGCCACCAGGTTAGCCTTGGTCAAAGCCTGTGTCAGGGTGGCAACATCGCCATCGATCAAAGGATTAATGACATTCGGATCAAGGTCACTTGCCCCTGACCAGGGAAATGCTTCAGGTCCACTCTTTTTACCATCACCCGTCTTGCCTGCCCACTCGTTGAATCGAACCTCCCGAGCATCTTCTGCTTTATCCATCCATGTAGATAAATTTGCTTTTGCCCGCTCAAACTCAAACTTGAGTTCATCCACATCAGGCTTGTCTTCAAAAATCTGTACTTCGTTCTCCATAATTTCTCCAATTTCTCCTTTAGGATTCTACCATTTTATTTCGTAAATTTGTCAGGGCTTTGGCCTCTATTCGGGCAACTGTCTTGAACGACACACCGATGAAATCCGCTATCTCCTCGAGCGTGAAACTGCCAGGCTCCCGCTCCTCCTTCATCGCCTCCAATGCCTCCTCCACAACCATCTCCCGAAGCATCAGATCGATCCTCCTCTGCATCTGTGCATCCGTCTCATGCTTTGCGATACAGATCATCCTCCCCCTCGACTTTTCTAACCAGCACCATGCTCTTGGGTGGATGGTTATCATTTGGCCTCTTAATGCATCTTCCGATCCCCTCCTTATGCTCAAAGTATATCAGCATCATCCGAACATTCGGGACCATCTTCAATACCCTCGCCTCCTCAATCTCCACTGTCTTCTTTACCTCCTCGAGCGGGACCACCGGCTTGCTCTCCTCCTTGTAAATCCGCTGGACAGTTGATCTCGCACATCCTGCCAACTCCGCCACCTTCGGCCAACTCATGCCCGAGTTCCTCGCCAAAACAATCTGCTGGCGAACGGCTATAGGTATTACCTTATTCTTCTTGCCCATCAATAACTCCCTCCTCCTGTTGCGATTAATTCCTCCTCATCGAAGTATTCAAAATTGCCCACTGCGAAGTACCTGGCATTATCCACAAAGTCCTTACTCGGACATTTCAACCCGGCACTCGGCTGATATGCCTGCATACAACTAATCAGATTCTGACACTCATCGCTAAACATCAGCCTGGGCTTATTATCTAAATCCATCGGCTCACTCCGATCCCATGCCAATAAATTATTGATCGCCTGCAATCCCGTCTCGATGTCCAACGCTTCCGCCGGCTGAACGATAATATCTTCATCCGATAAATCATCTATTATGTTGGAACTTCCCTCCGACTTCTGATAGCTCGCCGATCCCAACCTCGGGTCGATTATCCGTGTGACCATATTATCCCCGCAGATCGATTCCATCCGCCGGATCTCCTCCGCATAATCCTTTAACCCATACCCATTCGGTTGGGCCGCCTCGCCGGCACTCAGCTTATCCTTGGTCAGGTCAATCCATCCTCCCCATGTGTCGAAATCAGGAAACTCCTTGACCGCCCATGCTACCCCATGTGCATCGAT